ATTGCGAAACACAACAAACGTACCATCGACAACCTTTTCAGCAATTGTATATGCTAGGGCATCATCAGCTTTGCTTATATCAAAGTCGGCTTGATAAATTTTCATAATGGTTTAGTACATGTATCGACACAAAATTTTATAGGATTACCTGACTGAATATCGTCATAGTATCTCTCTTCGAGCATACCTTCATCAAGTAAACTCTTTAGGTTCTTTTCTCCCATTGGTATACCATCTTCGGGTCGTTGGGAGCCAGTCATACAACATGGATGAAGATAGTTATCATATGAGATAAACACATGAAGATTCTTTTCAGAGAAATCGTCAGGGCTGCGGTGATTATACGAAAAACATGTCTGAGTCATATTTATCCTTTAGTTCTTGTATTTTTTCTGACATTCCGTGGGCTGGTGTCAGTCGGTGTAATATTTTGGGCCCACGTTGAGCGGCGAAATCTTTAAATTTGGGTGCTAGTGTATCATTCGTATCATATATTATCAGTTCCTGGATGTCAGAATCCCTTGCAATGGTTTCCGTGTCCATTGCATGGGGTAAGATTCTTCCCTGTGCAAATGGATTTGGTGTCTGATTGATATACATGTGGCGTATTCCATGAGATATAGCCAGTTTAATTGCTGGTTCTAAATGTTCTTTGTTTTGTTCAAATAATAAGAACTGCCAGGCTGCTTTGTTGGCTATGCTAGTCTCTGAATATGCCTTTAGATTTTTCATTGCATCAGACCACTTAACATTTGTGCGGTACAATTCATTCGATTCTTGAGTTGAGCCATCTAATCCCCAAGTGATATTGACACCAAGTTTTCCTAGTCTGGCATAAGTCGCTGGCTTACCTATTGCACCATTTGTAGCAATACCAATATCAATCTTGGGAGACTCCTCAATTAACCACTCACATATATCAGCTACTTCTTCACATGCCATGGGGTCACCGTAGTTTCCACAGAACATCATTCCTTCGAGTTGCTTTGATAGCCCACCTAGTATATGTTTAACTTCGGCGAGTGTCTTAGTGGTCTGCTTAAAATCAGTTAACTGTCCCCATTCATTTCTCCTTACGCACATCGAACATCTTGCTTGACAAGTACTAGAAATTTCAAGGTCAACTGATATTAAACGCTCTGATCTAGGAAGCACTACTTCATCTCTACGCTAGCCATTATATCTACTAGACATGCAGTTAGGTTAATCTCCTGATCTGCTACGAAGGCTGCTTTGTATTGGTAGTCAGCAATCAATAGTACCAAGTGTGGCACTTGTTTTACTTTGCCAATCAATGCATCATATACTTTACGATAAATGCCCTGTGGATCACCGTCCACGTTGTTGGCAACCCACTGCCGCATCTTCTTGAAGTCTTTATCTTTGAGACTGTCGATCAATCCCTTAGTGTTGATCTCAGCAAGATTGCTTAGAATACCCTCGTCAATGGTACCGCCAACAGAGTATCGCTGAAGTTCGTTCAGAACCCTACGATAGTCGGGAAAGTATTTCTTGAGCAGTTCAGCCAGAACCTTGTCTGAATATTTTACACCCTCTTCATCGAGGATAAACTTCATTCGCTTGTGAAAACGAGCCGCCATTTCTGGTCGTGCTGCTCGATCAAGTTTGAAATCAATTACAGTGGTCCGACTGTGCAGTGGCTCAATGATTCGATTCTTGAAGTTGCATGTGAAAATGAACCGACAGTTCTTTGAGAACTCCTCAATGAAACCACGCAGGGCGGGCTGTGTTGAGTTGGGATTTAAGTAATCAGCCTCATCAAGTATGACAACTTTTGGCTTGTTCTCAAACGACATCGTACTTGCAAAGTTCTTAATCTTGGTACGCAGAACATCGATACCAGACTCTTCGGAACCATTGACAACAATGTAATCACATCCCAATTCATGACACAGGGCACGGGCTACCGTAGTCTTGCCCGTGCCCGCGGTGCCGCACAACAACATGTTTGGAATCTCGCCTGCCTTTACAAACTGCTTGAATACTTTTAGCTGCGAGTCGGGTAAGATACACTCGTCTAATGTTCGTGGGCGATATCGCTCAACAAATAAAAACTCTTTATTTTCCATATTCACTCCATTCATAATATAATATAGTTTAACTCATTAGTGCTTTGGAGTCAATAGATTCAAATAATTCTAAGTGCAGTTTTCTTCCTGTCGCTGGCACCGGACTCTCAAGTATGATGTATTCAAGTATCTTTTCAGGAGAGGTTTCGCCGTATGGATCATTTTCAGCATTGTCACATTTGCCAGGCTCGATCCAATATTTCTCAACAACACCATCGTTGACTAACATGGCATATCTCCATGATCGCATACCAAATGACAAATTGTTCTTGTCAACTAGCATTCCCATGTTGCGAGTAAATTCACCAGATCCATCTGGAATAACTTTGACGTTCTTCACCCCCGCCCATTTGGACCACTGATTCATGACAAACGAATCATTCACTGACAGGCAATAGACATCATCTATACCAGCTTCAGTGAATTCGGGGTGCATTCTTTCTAATGCGGGCAACTGAAGTGCTGAACACGTTGGAGTAAATGCACCAGGAAGCGAAAATATAATTACTCGCTTGTCTTTAAATATTTGATTGGTGGTTAAGTCTTCCCAACGAAATGGATTATCATCCTTGATAGACTCATCTCGAACTCGGGTCTTAAATGTCACCGTTGGTACACGAGTACCCACTTCAAGCTCTTCCATGTCAGCCCTATCCTATCTGAGAGTTGGGATCAAGAGCTAACCAATACTTTGTTGTGTCATTCGAGAGATACATAAACTTCTTCTTACTAAGTACAGTGACATAGTTAGCAGAGATAATCTTGAAGTTCTCGATTGGTATGCGGCAGTCGAACTCGCCTTCGAATTCACCAATGTCTTGGGTGTATGTATTGCTCCGAGGAGTAGATGGATCACCAACGCTCATCTTGACCATGCCATTCTTAGCCACAACACTCAACATAGGAGCAGAGATTACAGCCGCGGCACGTTTCATTGTGTCGATCATCGTAGCAGTCAGATTGAATTCATAGTGGTTGTCTACCTCGATTGTTTTATCGGGTGCAGCCACGATGATAGTCTTATCTGCATAATAATATTTGAACTCACTGGTGTCCTTGCTGATGGTAATACAATCTTCACCGAAATCAACATCGGTATCTTCCATCATAGTCAGTAGGGCAAGCAGACTATTCAAGTCATAGATAGCAAACTCGCGGTCGAAGGTTTCTGTAACCTCGGCACGGGAGAATATATTTACTCCAGTAGATATTGTTGATAGAACATTGCCCTTACGGACAAGAATATTGCTATTGATCGAAGCAAAATTCTTCAGAACTTCCATCGTAGTTTTTGATATTTTCACAGGTCTTCCTCACAGTTAGAAACATTACAAACATTATATAATAAAACAGGGGTGTTGTCAATACTTAAATGGTAGCATATGTTATTGAAACAGTTGAATCCGTATCAGCTAGCCACTGAACAAAGATGGGTTCATCGCGCCATGCAATGCCAGATAAGCCAACAGAAGTGTCTTCTATGAAAGCGTCATACTCAACATTGAAGGCATCGAAGGCGGCTTCATCAGCAAAAGTATTTATCCATGACCACGAAAGGTGATCTCCAGCAAACTCAATTGATTTGGTACATACTCCAGCACTTTCTTTCATATCTAACCAGGCTTCAAGTCTGTCGCCGCGTTCGATGGATTCGGGTGTTGTGGTAACCGTGGGATCAAATACATACCAATCTTGATCAGTGTTCGGTCTTGTCTGGGTAATTCGGACTTCATATGACATTGTTGTGTCCTCTTATGGGGGTAAGTCAATACATCTATCTATATTTATAACAGAAAAAACCTAAACAGCGGTGTGTACTTACAATTGAGAGAGAGGTCACACACACCGCTGATAGGTATCCTTTCGGATTCGGTTATAATACCCATCGTGGGCATTGATGATTTTAAACGTGATATGGCGACATGGCTTTCATTGTCCGGTCAGCAGTACTACTCTCTCTCGTGTCGTGTACATGTAACTGGATAAGGGCATAGTGCAATACTTTCATTATGTCTTTGCGGTTGTACCCATCTTTGTTGCCATATCTCTGTGCATACTTCATGATGTTTCCGATGCAAAATCCA